ATGAAAATATTAATCTGGAAAGTGCGACGGGAAAAGCATGTTTCTGTGGAAGAGCTGGCGGGAAAGACCGGAATCGGGCGCAGCACGCTTTACAATTATGAAAACGGGCTTTTCTCTCCAACCATTGATGCATTAGAAAAAATAGCGGATGCGCTGGGAGTACAGATTGAGGAATTATATGAAAAAGAAGAAAAATTGTACGAAAACGAGAAAGAATAAGGAGAAGCGTTAGAATTCGTCCAGAATCTTGGACTTTTTAGGAGAACCCCTTTCATACATAAAAAAACAGTGCTACACTTTAAACAGGAAGGGGGTTGAGTTATGGAAGACCTGAAAAAAATGAAAAAAGAGACTATCAGGCTGATTTGCAGATGCGACAGTTACCATTTACTCAGAATGATACGCACCTATGTGAAAAGACTGATAGGATGAGAAAGAAGCCGGAGCTATTGCCCCGGCTTCGATTTTTAAAGATTACTTTTTAATATTTAAGAAGCATATTCGATGTAGTAGGTTTTGCCATCCTTTTCAACGATACCCCAACCAGCAAGAGGCTCTTTTGTCTGTACCATATTTGCAATGGCATCAGTATACTTAACATCGTCCAAGTCGTCATTCAGATACTCCCAATCGCTGAGATAGGTGTCTAAGTTCTCTTCTAAATCACAATAGATGGTAGTATCATTCTTAAAGTGCTTTTCTGCATCTGATTTTGTGCAGCCATCTGCCATTAAAATTTCAATCTGTTCCTGTTTTGTCATATCCGTTTACCTTACACCGTTTCGGTGTTCCTTTCTTTATCTGATGACATTATAATACACCTATGGGTGCATAATGTCTATTGGCATAATACATAAAAATCATGCTGATTTTTTGTATATTTTATACACCTATAGGTGTATAAAATATGTTGACAAAATACCCGAAAGGGTATATAATTAAATCATAGAAAGGAGATAGAACAAATAAGAGGCAAAGCCACTGGAAAGGAGAAACGGAAGAATGGGTAAGAAAAAGAAACAAAAGAAAAAGCCTATCGAATGGCGAGACTTGGCAGTTAGCGCATTGATAGACCTTTTCATAGGAGCGATACTTCTCATAATTGAAAAGTACATCGGTTAGGGCGAAAGCCCTAACCACACAGGCGGGCGATAAGCCCGCCGCCTATAAAGAATATAACACAAACCCATAGCCGAGTAAAGAGTATGATTTTTAAATTAGGAGTATTTTTCATTGCAATCGGATTAGTGAAGCTGCTTGTGGCTCTTATTGCAAGAGCCAAAGAAAAGAGAGGTAAAGAATGAATTTAGGCGAGAATTTAAAAAAGGCACGAAAAGCGGCAGGAGTGACGCAAAAGGAACTTGCAGAACAGCTGGATGTTTACCAGAAGGACATCAGCAGATGGGAGACTGGAGAGAGAGTGCCGAACGCAATAGCTCTAGCCGGTATATGCAAAATACTAAAGGCATCAGCAGATGACATTCTGGAATTAAAGTAATACAAAAATGCAGGAAGAGAGGAAAACCTCAATTCCTGCATTTTTATATTAAAAACTATTTATTTTGCTCTGATTCTAAAAGAGTATCATAATCTGATAAAGTGTCATTTGTTTTCTTATAATATTTTTCTGCACTTTCTAAATCTGAAGAATCTCCGATGGAATCGTAGTAATAATATAAATGTTCGACGCAGATATAATATCGTCTAAGCGCAAATTGTGCATCTGATAATAACGTCATAATCTTAGTGCCAAAAGGTGGCGACTGATGATCCTTGTCGAAGGTATTATAGTAAGCTCTTAAAATGCCTTCGGCATCTGATATATCTGATAAAATATCATTCAAATCTGAAGCTGACACATCTTCGCCAGCAAGCGCAGATTCTATAGTGGGAAGGGTGTGATAAATCACATAAAGCTGCTCAGAAAAAAGAGCATCATACTTTGACAGCATCTCCTGGTAGTCATCTTCAGATGAAATCTCCGTTTCGGAAGAAGGCGCTGCTTCTGTATCTGGCTGCACTGGCTGTTCTGTTGAAATCTCGGAATCAATTTCAGAAGACTTCTCAGAAGAGTCTTCTGGAGAGTTTTTGGCATAGGTACCAGGGTATTGGTCTGTATAATCAGAGATAGGGTGCTTAACATAATCTTTCGGGTTTTCTGAATCAATCTTTGCGATAAGGAAGCCGCTTTCAAGTGAATAACGAACACCATCGAAAGAAACAGCTTCTTTGGAATGAGTAGGATTATCCTTTAATTCGGAATTAATATCAAGGTCATTCATGATATCCTGGGGGTCTGCATCCGCATTTATGATAATTAATACTGCCCGGACAACAAATAAATACGAACTGTCGAATTTATCATCATACCAAACAGTGATTTTTACTGGAAAATCAGAATCATTACATTTTAAAGATACAAAAGTTTGAGAATCATTTTTGTATGTGCAACAGATGTCAAAAGCTGAATCGGAAGTAAAATCAGAGTCAGAGATATTGAAACCGGACGGTCCAAGAAGAGTTTTAAGGTTGCTTTTAAAATCCCGCGGGGAAACATCGAACGTCTCCATATCGTTTGGCTTTTCAGAACCACAAGCAACAGTTGAAAAAAGAAATGTAATACATAAAACGATAGCTAATATTTTTTTCATAGCCATACCTCCTTTGTTTTTATAAAAACATTATAGTAAAGGGGGGAAAATAGGTCAAGAAAAGAAAGAACCGAGGACTTGCGCACTGTCCTCGGTTCTTTCTTTTTCTGATTTCGTCATTTATACCAAAATGACGAAATTAAACCTGATTGTCTGACTGATTGGCTATTGAGTTTACAAATTCTTCTAACCATTTCCAACCATCGTCATCCAGTCTGGCAAGAGCTACAGCAAGACGGTGTTTAAAAGAGCCGCTGCCGGAAAGCTGGATGTCTGCTAGCATTTCGGAAATCTCTTCATCCTCGGTCTTTTCAATGAACATCTCGCCGGTTCCGAAACGAAGCCATTTTTCGTTTACGTCAAATTCACGGCAAATAAGAGTGATTACTGCATCAATTGGCTCATTGCGGCCGGATTCGTAGGTGGCAAGGGTGCTTCTTTTAACCTTTATAGTGTCAGAAAATTCCTGCTGCGTTAACCCAAGAGCCTTTCTTAAAAGTTTAATCCTTTCAGCCATAGTATAGCCTCCTTTCGAAATTAATAATAACACAGGCAAAGACAAATAACAATAAAAAAATGTCGCATATCGACAAAAATATATTGACATAAGATAATATGCGTCATATAATAGTCGCATAGCAACATAAAGAAAGGAGATGACAGACATGATGAAAGAGAAAAAAGAGGTAGTAAAAAAACTCATTGAAGCACTTCCAAAGATGTCAACTTATGAACTGGGTTATCTTCTCGGAAGAGTAGAAGAAAAAGAAGACGCAGCAGAAAAGAAAAAGGAAGAGCTTCCAGTAGCGTAAGAAAGGAGAAAAGATGATAGCAGTAATTATTGCATGGGTAATCGGAATAGGATGTATTTTTCTGATGAAAAAAATACAACCAGGAGGATGGATTGCTTACGCAATATACGTCCTGGTCATATTAATCGTACTTACAGTGCTTGTAGCACTTTACATATCTCGACGCTGAGAATATCCACGTAGGGAATGAGATTGTTCCACTTACGTTCTCGAACAATAGGATTAAGCTCGGATAGTGTTTTCTGAAGGTCAGAAGAAAGATACATATAGGCGAGAGGATAGTACTCGGAGTACAGAGCCAGAGATTCCTCTGTGGCATTTTGAGAAATCTGGCTTAGTCCCTTTAGGAAGTTCTCAAAAATTTCACGCTTGTAAAGAATTGTACGGTTGTATTCTTCCTGCCGCAGTTCAAGTCTTTTGAGCCTAAGCTGATGATGGTTGTTAAGAATGGCTGTAAGAACGGGTGAAATGATTGCGGCAATTGCAACGATTACGGTGATAGAAATTGTTAAGTCGATTTTTGGCATAATATCAAATCCTTTCAGATGTATTTCAGCATAAACGAGCTGATACCTCAATTATAGGATTGCAAAGACAAAATAACAAGCAGAAAGGAGCCGGGATGGACGAGATAAAACTGAATACCATAGCGAGAGCTACCCTGGAAGAGCTGCAGAGCTATTTCGCCGACCCGGAGCATGAAAAGGCTTTTCAGAAATGGAAAGAAGAGAGGGGGAGGCTGAGTGGAAAGCCGGTACATAGAAATTCAGAAAAGTGAACTGACAAAGGCATATCAGAGAGCATATAGCCTGGAGTGCCGGGAAGGCTGGGAAGCTGAGAACCGGAACATTGAATATATCGGTTCCACGGAAAAGGAAAACGGAAGAATCACGGATTATTATAAGGATTCCGCCGGAGATTACTGGTACAGCACCAGACACCGGAGAGAGAACGGCAAGATTGTATCGGCAGAGACGTTCATATTTGGCGAGGGCTTCCAGAAGCGAGAAAGAGAAAGGAGAAGAAAAAGATATGTTTTTCAAAAAATGGAAAGAGAAGAAGAAAAAGGACAAGGAGATTACGGACAGATGCAATGAACTGATAAGCCAGTATCGGAGGGAATGCATCTGGTACATGATTAAATCTGAGATGTCGGAAGAAGAGATCCAGAAGCAGGATGTTAGCGATGACCACCTGATGGAGTCGGCATTGAGAGAAGCAATAAAAGCCACAAGGGAAATGAGTGAGGAGATAAGGAGAAAGAAAAGATGCGCTACAGAATCAGAGTAATCACATTAATGGCAATAGCGGTAGCAGTATTCATATTCACCATATGGATGACATCACCACAGGAAGTATCTGGAGAAGTGAATAGCTTCACCGCAAAGACCATGAACGCAGTCGGAGAGATGGAAGTTGCACCGGTGCAACCGCAGGAGCAGGAGAATCCGCTTGGTGAACCTTTTCTTATAAGATGCACCTGCTACACCTGGACGGGCAACCAGTGCCGGAATGGTAGCTGGCCGGTAGAGGGATTGTCCGTAGCCGGAAAGGAGGAATGGCTTGGAAAAGCAATCATCATGTACGCTGTGGCAGAAGACGGGGGAATCGGTGACTTTATCGGATACTTCGACTTCACGGATACCGGGGATGGGATTGACCTGGACGGAGACGGACAGGGCGAGACAATCCGGAACGGGACAAGCATTGATGTATATAGAGACACACTGGAGGGCTGTTACAGATGGATAGAACAGTATGGAGATTATGTTTATATCCAGGTGGTGGATGCTGCCGGATAGATAAAAAAAGAGAACGTGTGGCGCACGTCCTCAAGTGGGCTGTAAGTAATTTGGCGAATTGCAAACTTCCCGCATGAACAATATACCATAAAAGCCGCAAAAATGCAAGGAAACAGGGCATTTCAGACCTGTTTTCGCAACTCGATTAGGAATATTAAAGATAAGGACAAAGGCTATGGCATATTGTGTTGATATTTATAACTTTCCCAGCTCGATTGAGTATGAGTATAAGTGGGAAGGAAATTACGGAGCAAAGGGAGAGAAGAGAGCCGCAAGAGAGAGACCTTCCCCCTGGCAGATAGAATTGCAGAATCAGATTAATAAAAAAAACAGAATCCGCAGGACGATAAAAGCGAACTTCGTAGAAAATGACTTCTGGCTGACCTTCACATACCGGAAGGGAGAGAGGAAGGATATGCAGGGAGTGAAAGAAGATCTCAATAACGTTTTGCGGAAGCTGGCAAGACGTTACCGGAAGCTCGGAGCAGAACTGAAATGGATGAGAGTTATTGAAATCGGATCCAGAGGCGGAATACATATCCACATGATCATGAACAGAATCAGAGGAGCAGACACGGATGTGTTAATCAAGGAGTGCTGGCAGCATGGAAGGATATTCTTCTCAAACCTCTATGAAGAGGGCGGCTTTGAACAGCTCGCCCAGTATATGGCAAAGGTGCCGGATGAGGAAGAGAGAAAGAAGAAAGGTCTCCCCCGTAAGCTGACCAAAGAGGAATACAGCTATTCCACGAGCCGGAATTTAATCCGACCGAAACCGGAGAGAAAGAGATACAGGCGGTGGACAATGAGAAAACTGCTGCTATACGGTCCGAAGCCGACACCGGGATATTATATCGTCCCGGAGAGCATCCGGAGCGGCACAAACCGGTATACCGGGTATTCCTATATGCGATATACCGAGGAGAAACTGGATAGGAGAATTTGAAGATGGAAGCAAGGATTTATTTAAGAACTTCATACCATGGACTCCGGAAAGCGGAAGGGTGTTACTGTGGCATCCTGGAAGCAGATACCAGTGAAGGAGAGAAGACACTGGAAGAGACCGGGAAAGACACCGGCACAGCCAATCAGATAGCCTTGCTGGGGCTGATAAAAGCCATGGAGCATATGAGAAGAGCGTCTGACCTTGAGATATTCACGGACAGTAAATATCTGGAATCCGGTGTGAACCGGTTCTTAGACGATTGGATAGCGGCAGACTTCAGGAAGCAGAACGGAGAGCCGGTGAAAAACAGTATTTTATGGCAGCGGGCGGCAGAGCTGCTTGCACCACACAATATAAATATTTGCTATGAGGAGCACACCAAGTATTCCATGTGGCAGGATAGGAGAATGAGAGAGTATGAGCAAGAGCAGAAGAACAAAAGCGTGCACCTTTGACAAGGGCACAATCGCAAGAATCATCAGCAGAGACGGAGACACCTGTATATTCTGCGCCAGTGGCAGATGGCCGCTTGTAAAGAAGGACTTTGGAGCGTACATCCGGGATATCGCCCATGTGGTGAACCGGAGCCAGGGCGGACTTGGAGTGGAGCAGAACGGTGTCACCGCCTGCCGGAGTCACCACCAGTTACTGGACAACGGAAATAAGGGCTTAAGAGATGAAATGCTTGAATTTGCAGAATGTTACCTGAAAGAGCAGTACCCGGATTGGAACCGGGAGAAGCTGGTATACAAGAAAGGAGTATGAAGATGCTGAAGAAATTAGTGAAAGAAAACAAGGACAGGGCTGTAGAAAAAAATGGAGCCTGCAGATTTTGCGGTCAGATAAAGCTCGTAGAGGCACTGGAGGAATTCAACGAGGATGAATTGAACGAACTGGCCACAGAGCAGTGCAATTGTTATGAAGCACAGAATTATACATCAAGGTTGTACCGGAAAGAAAAGGCAGATTGCAGAATAGAAGAGCTTTTCGGACCAGGAAATAAACCGGAGCTTACAGATGCAAGGATGCAGATGCTTCATCAGGCAGCAGGCTATGTGGTAGATGGAATAGCAGAAAAGGTAACTGTTGAGGTAACTGGTGAACTCAAGATGATGGTCAGCGAGACCAAAAAAGGAAATATTAAAATAAACCGCAAAACAACCGTCCAGCGGGCGGCAGAAGTTTAGACCTCCAAGATTACTTACATATACACGAAGAAACATGAAAATCTGTCACAGCCGGGGCATGGAAACCGCATAAACACAGAATGCGGAGCGTTTTTGGAAGAGGTACAAAGACCACACATATACACCATGCTCCGGAGAAAGGAGAAAGTGATGGCAAGACTGACAATTAAGGATGAACAAGGCAACTGGGCTTTGAAAGGTGTTAAATGGAATCAGCTCCATGTGGGCGAGACGATAACACAGCAGGTACAAGAGAAGATATATGGAGCATTGGCAAAACTGAAGGATTATGAAGATTCAGGGATGACTCCGGATGAGTGCTGGGATTGCTGTGCAGGAAGGAGAGTGAACGATGGGAAGATTGATTGATGCGGATCATTTGCTGTTTATTCTCAACTCTGTGATAGAGTTGCGGAAGAAATCACAAAGAAATACATCAGATTTAGATATGATGGTTGATTATGTTAATGATGAGCCGACCGCCTACGACTCGGAAAAGGTTGTGAAGCAGTTGGAAGAAGTTGAAAAAATAATGACATCACCAGTGAACCAAGATTGTTTTGGAGAAGAGTGTAGAGCATCGGACTGCACGGTATGCCTTATTAGTAAAGCAATCGAAATCGTGAAAGGTGGCGGTGTAAATGCGATTGATTGATGCGAATGAATTGATTAGTATATTAGGATTTGAGAATACGCAAGAGGAACGAGACGAAAACGTTTGGAAAATTATAATTATAGCTCTTGAGGGCATAGACAGAATTCCAACTGCCTATGACCCGGATAAGGTTGTGAAACAGTTAGAGGATAGAAGCACGCTGTCAAGACCTGTAGGATGGCCTAAATCGTATGAAATCATAACATTGGAAGATGCAATTGAGATTGTGAGAGGCGGTGGAAAAAATGAATGATAGGAGAATAGAAATAAACATAAGCATAGATGGCTTCTTTACAGGGGTTTTACTGGGACTGTGTATTGCAATGCTCATAATGAAAATTGTGTAGCTGAATAATTTGAATTTTATTTTGAAGAGAATCGCACATATTTTATATGCTAGGGAAGGAGCATAGCGAAATGGATGGAGCAGTAAGAGAAATGAATGCAAGAGAATTAATAGAGCAGAGCAATTTGAAAAACAAAGAGGTCATTTTAAAAAGACTACAAATGGAACGAGAGTGGATGGAAGACAGGATTAAAAGGACAGAGGAAACAGTGATAGAACAGGCGGAGTTGATAAAAGGCTATAGAGCAGTTTTAAAAGATTTATATAAAACAAATTAGGAGGAGGAAGTAAGTATATTATGTTTGAAAAATTTGGCGAATTAAACTCAGTGGAGGAATTGAACAAAGCGGCAGCAGGCTTGAAAGAAGCGGGAGACGTAGAATCTCTCATTGTGCTTGCAGAAGAAAATGGACTGGATAAGGACGATGCAGAGGATTATGCAGCAGGTGAAATGGAAGAACTGGCAACGGTTAGCACCGCAGCACTTGGAAAGCTGAAGGTAGAGAGTGCAGACCTTCAGCCAAAGGAAATCATGGTTGACTGGGTAGAATATATAAAAATGCAGTGCATTGAGAAAGAAGAGGTAGCCAGATGCGTCCGTAAGAAAGGAAAGACACTGAAAGGCTGCATTGCAGAATTGCTGAAATGGAGTTTTAAGAATGCCTATAGCATACCGGATGATATATCAAAGGCAGCAGGCATAAAAGGAGAAAATGTGAAACTTGGCATCCCAGGAATGGGACAGGCAAAGAAAATCATCAATGACTATTACATGAGCTAGGAGGCAGAGAAGGATGAAGAAAAAAGAACTTCTGGCAATGAAAGAACTTCTGGCAACAAAAGCAATGCTGACCGTGGCTAGCGAGAATCCGATTGAAAAAGAGGAAAGAAAAACGTCATGGGGAACATACTGGGTGAACGTAAGATGTAAGTATGCAAGGTATTTAAGAGCGGCTGTAGAAAACAAGATACTTAAAGTTGCGGTATTTACACAGAAAGATTTAGAAGAAGGGAAAAACGACCCTAAGTATGAAGTTTATGTGGACGAGGAAAATGAAAAGTGGACAACATACGAGCGCAGGACAGGAAAGTGGAGGGAAGCAAAGATAGATAACCTTGAATATACCGGAATGGGAAGCCTGTTTCAAAAGGGAAACTGGCAGCAGGAGACCGAGAGAAAGAAAGTAAATGAGTATTTCAAAACAGGACAAAACAGAGATATTTTTGAAGCAGTGCTGGACTTCCAGGCGGGAATTAAAAAAAGTCAGTTGATAAATAAGCACCGAAGTGAAATAGAACAAATTGATGAAGTAATGCGAGAAGTGCCGGAGCTTCCAAAGAATTTCGAAAATTGGATAGCGAAAAACTGTTTTAAAGAGCTGATGTTTTATGAACCGGAAAACAAATGCTCTCACAGATGGCCAAAGATGTACTGTACTCATTGTAAAAAATGGATGCCAACTCCGGCGGATTATAAAAATAGACCAAAGCATAACGAAGAGACTGTGTGCCCGGAATGCAAGTCACCTGTGAGATACAAATCATGGAATAAGCAGAAGTATGTTGAGGATGATGCTGATGTAGGCATTTTACAGAGATTAAAGGATGACTCAGGGTGGATTCTGAGAAGATTCAATTGCAAAATAAAAAGAAATCGTGAAGCTGGATGGGAGATATATGATCTACATACCTGGGAAAATGCTAGAGCGAGACTTGATGATTATTTTGCTGAAAGAGAATATTTTGAATACGGAGAATACAAATACACTGGAGTCGACAGATGGTGCCATGAATGCAGGAGAAGCAACTGGAAGTATTACTACGGTTACGGATACGTAGATAAAAGCCTTGGCTCAATGATCATGTATACTCCGAATCTTAAGCGAGAACTTAGAAGAGAAAAGTTTCACAAAATGGACTTAAAAGCTGTAATGAAAATAGGTGGGCGGAAGAGAGTTCCGCCAGCAACAATTTTGAGAAGACTACAAAGGTATCCGTACATGGAATATTTGCAGAAAAGTGGGCTTGAGAAACTTATGGAAGAAATAATAATAAGCGAAAATGACGAGACCTTGTGTAATGGAGATGCGGCGAGAATTCATGAAGTGTTGCAGCTGGACAAGCAGAGATTCCAAAGAATAAAAAAGATGGACGGAGGATGCAGAACTTTAAGAGCGTTGCAGTATGAGCAGCAGACAGGAAAGAAAGTTTCAGATGAAAACATTATTTTTCTTGAAAATGAGAATGCGAATGTGAAAGAACTGATTGAAATTACAGATAGAACCAAGATGAACGTGGAACGGACGGTGAACTATCTGAAAAGACAGATGGATATGACGGAGGAGAGCTGGATAAGCATTGTGAGATACTACAAGGACTACCTTAATATGGCGGAGCTATTCGATATGGATATCACAGATGAGATAGTTTGCAGACAGCCTAAAATGATGGAATATCATGATAAGTATGTTGAGAGGAAGAACAGGGAAGAAAGCAAAAAGAGAGACAAGGAAGTGGATGCAAAGTACACACACATTGCGGAAAATGCTAAGAAATTTGAAGAGCATTTCAAATTTGGAACGAAGGAGTATCAGATACTGGTACCTCAGAAGGCTTCTGATATTACAAGAGAAGGAAGAAGGCAACATCATTGTGTAGGTGCCAGTGATACGTATATCAGAAATATGGACGAAGAGAAGGGCTTTATTCTGTTTTTGCGGCGAAAAAAGAACCTTAAGGCTCCATATTACACATTGGAAGTCACATGGGATGGAGAAATCAGTCAGTTCTATGCAGCATATGACAGACAGCCAAGCAGAGAAAAGATATGGGATGTATTAAAAAAATTTACTGCATCAGTAAAGCGGAGAAACAAGAAGATGCAGGCAGCAGGATAGGAGGCAGTCATGGAAGAATTAAGGAATATAGAAAACTATGAACAGTTCAAGCAGGCTCTGGACACGGAGCTGGCAAATCAGGCAGCAGGCTTCGTAAGAACCGGCTACCTGCTGAAAAAGGCAAGAGACACAGATATCCTTGCATCATCCGGATACAGTACAGTAGCTGAATTTGCAAAGGCAGAATATGGTCTTTCCAAGGATATTGTATCACGGTACATAGCCATTAATGACAGATACAGTGAGGGCGGTTATTCTGACCGCCTCCAGGATAAGTATGAAGGATATGGAGTGGCAAAGCTCCAGGATATGCTCACCCTTCCGATTGAGGTAGTAGACCTCATATCACCGGAAATGACCAGAAAAGAGATTGCGGAAGTAAAGGCAGAGGTCAAGGCGGAGGAAGCCATATCACCAATAGAAGTAGCCCTTGAGGGCACGGATGTGCAGCAGGCGGATATGGAACTGTGCCAGAAAGCCATATACAAGTATGCAAAGGATAATCCGGAGAAGTTCAAAGCGCTGGTGAAGTGGACAAAGGATGGAGATTCAGAAGAACTTGAGAGCATCCTGGCACCATCCGGAATTGCAGTATTGGCTTCCCGGCCACAGGGAATCGGAAAGGTATTCACATCCTTCAAGGGAGAAGGACAGCCGGTGGACATCCTGGCAGTCAAAAACAATGAAAAGCACACCTTAAGCATGGATGATTATGCAGCAAAGGTCAAAGAGGTATTTGCTCCGATAGCAGATATGCCGGATGCTTATGAAAAAACCTTCGGAGTTGCACCGGTGCAACCGGAAAATGTTACTGAAAAGCCAGAAACCGTATCAGAAAAGCCGGAAAGCGTACCAGAAAAGCCGGAAAGCGTACCAGAAAAGCCGGAAAGCGTACCAAAAGAACCAGAAAATGTTGAAAAAACAGAATGCGAGGTACTTTCCGGGGAAGTGGTTGACAATGAACCAGAAGAGCATATTCCGGAAGAAAACCATGAAGAAAAAGCCACAGAGGAAGTTCCGGTGGCAGCAGGCTTGGACAAAAATGTATTAAGAGGATATGCAGCGGCAGTGAGCGCCAGCATTAAGAAACTGGACCGCCTCTGGGAAAGCCGGGAACTGGAGAAGTGCTTGGAAGAATTAACAAGCATACGCTGGAGAATAGAGCAGATTCAGAAGAATGGAGGAAATGCAGAATGAAACCAGTGGAAAAACATTGAACTATTAAACACAACCAAATGAACATTTTGTGGAGGAAAACAAATGGCAACAGAAGCAAGAAGATATTTTTGTCATATCAGAGTTGATACGACATTTAATGCTGGCAACTTACCAATGCAGAACATTAAGTCTTTAAACGAAAAAATCACAAATGCAGTAGAGGAATGGTCAAAGGAAATGGCAAATAAGGGATTGAGTGTTGATGTTGGTTGGAATTGGTCAGAAGTAACAAAACTCGATGAGGAACTGAAATTAAAATTTATGGAGATTAAACGATGAAAGAGAAAAAGAATTTCAGAACAATGAATTGTGATGGTTGTCAATGTGATGACTGTTATGAATGTGCAAGTGCGAACTGTGATATTTGCTATCGTGCAGAATTTGCTACAGAGGATCTTGATGATATGTACCATGTCGCAGGAAGCAGAAAAGAATGTGATTTTGACTAGATAAATTGAAACTTAACGAGGTAATGGTATGAAAAGAAGACGATGCAAGCAGTGCGGAAAGCTGTTTATGCCAGTAGGAAAGGAAGCAATCTGCTCAGTAGCCTGCCGGCAGGCACGGATGAAGGAAAGAGCAGAAAGAAGAAAGGCGGCATATAAGAAGCCGGAGCTTAAGGTAGGAAGTATTGCCTGGGTAAATGCAAAAGCAAGAGAAGCAGGTATGACATACGGAGAGTATGTGGGAAGGAGCGGGATTTGATGGAAAACGAACGTATTAAGGTATCAAGCTTAGATATCATTGTTACAATGATGAACGAAAAGCCATATTACGAGATTAAGTACAAGGAAATCGGAGAGAGTTATCACCACATAGGATACAGTTCATATGAATTGCATAACGTTTTAAAGTGGAAAAATGAATGCTTTGAAATCGTGAGCGAAACGCCGAGTAATGCAGAGGAACAGGGGTTACTACTGAAGTTGCCGTGTAGAATTGGCTCGGACGTATACATAGTTCCGAGTGAAACAAATTTTCGGAGGAATATTTTTGCTGGGTTCCATAAAAATAACAGAGTTTTTCATCAGAAAGTGGCGTTAATTACTTTTACAGAAAACGGATGGTATATGGAAGGGGATATAGACAGGGAATACTTTGCATGCCGAACTCTTCCAGAAAACAAGTATAAGGAGACATGGTTTTTATCAAGAGAGGAAGCCGAAACCAAGCTGAAAGAAATGGAGGGTAGAGTAAATGGAAATTTAACGGAGGTAAAAAATAGTGAAAAAAGTAAAATTCCCAAATGAATTAGACACTGAATCAACATATAATGTTTTGGTTAAAGGAGTATTTGATTTGTATGAAAGTGCAAATAGATTATATATGCGAAACGAAAAGAAATTGACCAAATCACAAATTTACGAAATTATAAGACATACTAATTCAAAAGCATGCGGAATTTGCGATGCTATCCGTTTGCTTGGATATGAAGTAAGAAATGATGGTGGTTTAATTGTTACTGACGAATATATGAATAAATTGTTTGCTTTGGAACAATCAGCAAAAATAGAAATGGAAAAAGAAAATCATTAAACTGAAATTTAACGAAGGAGCGTGAGAAAGTGGAGTTAAAAGAGCTTACAGAAAAGACAAAAGAATTATTCAACGCGGAAACAGGAGATCTTGGATCAAAAATATTTGAAACAGTGATGAATAACGATGTGACCGTATATGAAAAGTTTTGCGATATAGTGAAAGACCTGAGTGTAGACTGGCTGCAAATGATATATCAGTATTACTACGCCGATCGAAAAGAAAAAATGCAAGATTACACGCCGAAAAGCCTTGCTTTATTCATGGGAAAACTGGCGGGAGAAGCGGATAAAATCACAGACCTATGCGCAGGAAGTGGAGCGTTGACTATTCAGAGATGGAACATGAACCATGAACAAAGATTTGAACTGTATGAGTTCGACGAAAATGTAATTCCGTTCCTGCTGTTTAATATGGCGGTAAGAAACATCGAATGTACTGTATACCATTCGGACGTGCTGCAACAGGAGGTTTACCACACATATAAGATCACCAAAGGGGAACATTTTGGAAAATTTAAGGAGGTGCAAAAATGAAAAGAGCGTTGGTTTCAAATCCGCCGTATAACATGCAATGGGAAGCGCCGCCGTTTGCACAGCTGCAACCACGATTTGCAGATTGCTATACCGTGCCGCCGAAAAGCAATGCAAATTATGCCTTTGTTTTGACAGGGTTGGAAAAACATGATAGATGCGTTTATTTGCTCCCGGGATCAGTAATGAGTGGAAAATCGAAAGAAGAAACGGAAATAAGAAAATGGCTAATAGAAAAGAACCTCGTAGAAGCCGTGATTATATGCCCGGACAATATGTTTGAATCGACAGGGATAGGAACATGTATTATTATTCTGGACAAAAACAAAAAGAACGCAACAACTGAAATGGTGGATTGCAGAAGAAAATACAAGGAAGAAATTCGAGAGCAAAACGGACAGTATGGCGGAGCATCGCACACGAACAGGACATATAAGAAAACAATCAAGGTGATTTCGGAAGAAACAATGAAAGAAGTGATTGCGGCGATCGAGGAAAGAAAAGAGATTGCTGATTTCTGCAAAGCGGTAAGTATCGCGCGAATGAAGGAAGATAAATACACGCTTTTAGCAAGCCACTATTTGGATATGGCGGAAATAGACGTGGAACATAGAAGCTATGCTGACATTGTGAATGATATAAACAGGGTTACACGGGAAAAGAACGCCTGCAAGCTGACACTCAATGAATCACTCGCCAAAGGAATGGGATTTGACGTTGAACTATACAAGCAGGATCAGCAAGATACGGGGCTTAATGATTTTCTTGTTAAATTAGGAGCGGACAAACTGGAGCGGCAAGATTATTTCACTGCGACAAAAAAGAAAAATGAGATAAAATTTGAAAACAACAGTAAAGAGCAACTGTCAAGCATTCTGGTGATGATACTGCAGAACTGGAAACAACACATTTACTATCTGAATCAGGAAGAGAATCGCTATTTAGCAGAGCTACGAGACGCATTGTTACCGGAATTGATGAACGGGAAAATTGATTTAACTGAACTTTAATAGATGATAAGGAGGTAAATATGAAAGTGAATCCATGGGAAATTGAAGCAGAGAAAAAGAAAGAGTTCATCGAATGCGCTGGAAACATTATGCCGGAGAGCATTGTGAACTGGCTATTCAGAATAGGTTATTTCATCGCACCTGCAGGCAAGACACATCACGGAGCATGTTATGGTGGACTATTTGACCACAGCTACCAATTCGCACAGGAGCTGTCAAACATGACAATCAAGCTGGGATTGAAATGGCAGAGACCAGAGTCTCCAGTAGTGATCGGATTGCTCCATGATGTATGCAAGGTCAATGAGTACAACATGATTGTAGACGAGAGCGAAGAGAAGGGATATCGAATCGAGTGGAACAAGAAACAGATTCTCACAGGGCATGGAGTTGCATCAGTCATGATGATTCAGCAATATGCAATGAAATCCGGAGACTTCATCCTCACAGAAGAAGAGATGATGTGCATCCGCTTCCACATGGGAGCATACACAGACAAGTCAGAGTGGGAGTTCTACGGAAGAGCAATCGAGGAGTATCCGAATGTACTCTATGCACACACTGCAGATATGATAGCTTCTCAGATAAAGGGTGTGTGAGCCGGAGTGCAGCAGGCTAGAGAGGAGGGCATGAATGGAGCGGAGAGTAGTCAAGCAGATTGTCAGAGAAACATTGAGGGAGCTCATAGACAGTGAAATGCTGGAAGAACCGTACAAGCTCATAGAAAGGATAGTTGAGAAGGAACTGAAGGCATTTTTCAAGCAGGAGAATAAGAAGATGTATCCAGTCCTTCAGAAGATGAGTAATGACCCGTATATCGATATTATATATGGCAGATACCGGGATGATATGAGCATGACAGAGATAGCGGAGCAGTTGGAGATTGACAAGACAACAGCTTACCGCCATAAGAAGAGGCTGATTGTGCAGATATATGATGAATTGAACAGACCACAGAGAAGGGGCAGGGCTTGAAACCTTGCTCTTTCTTAAAATAAACGGTTGACAATATGCACCTACAGATGTATCTTGATATTAAAGAAGTGCGTTTACCGGATTTACTGGAGAAAGGAGAAATCATGAGCCATTTAAAAGACGAGAGAGAAAGAAAAAAATTGACGCAGGCGAAACTTGCCGAGCTATCCGGTGTCAGCCTCCGGATGATATCATATTATGAGCGGGGCTATAAGGATATTAACAAGGCACAGGCGGATAGCCTGTACAAGCTGGCAAAAACGCTGAATTGCAGCATGGAAGACCTGATGGAGCCGGTGGAATAGAAAGGGCGGTTATTCTCATAACTATATACACCTATGGGTGTATAAAATATACAAAAAATCAGCATGATTTTTATATATTATGCCAATAGACATTATGCACCTACAGGTGTATTATAATATCAACAAGAGGAACGCAAACACAGAAAGTTGAGGGCAAAGGATATGAGATATGATAAATCAGAAGTAATGAAAAGAGCATGGAGAACATACAAAGCACAGGATTTTAATTACAAGAAAGGTCTTTGGAGCTTTGCAAAATGCTTAAGCAAAGCATGGGAAGTTGTTAAAGCAGAAGTCAAAAGAACAGTTATTGCTCCAGCAAAGAAAGCAATTGAAAAAGAAATCAAGGAAATTGCAGACTGGTTCATTAAAAAGAAATTCGACCAGAATGAGAGATATGCAATTTCTTTAGCTGACATGACTGCAGTAAAAGAGACAGAAAAAGCATACTTCATCAAAGCGGTATCTGATTTTGGAACAATTTCATTCTGGTGTCCAAAGAGTTTATGTAAATAAGAGGAGGAAGTTAAAATGCATAAGAACATTGCAGCAGGTGTGGTTGAAATTGAGTACAGAAGCGAGGCGGTCAAGGAGAGAAACAGATTTCTGAAAGACGGAAAGTATGATGTCCTGGAAGGAGGCATCTGTGCAGCAGGCGACATCATTGTATGCGGGCCGGATTATGAATCAGCAGCAGAGTATTTGAAGCCATTTTTAATCAAGTGTACAGACGTTGAAGATCATGTTGAGCAGCTTAAATTGACAGAAGAGCTGTATGATGTGCAGGTCTGGGATACCACAGATTTTAATTTAGGCAAAGTGTTAGGAGAGGAATAAAAAGATGGCATTTTTAGGAAAAAGCGGAAAAAGAATATCAATGGATTGCTCGGAATTACTGGAGGAATTAAGAGAAGACATTGCAGAGTTTGGACCATCAGAAAAAGTGATGGTGTGGTGCAAGAAGACTGATGGAGTTGAACTTTACACAAATTATGACTTTAAAGGGACAGAAAAACCAATTAAAATGTCAGAACTTAAGAAGGGAGAGTATTTCAGAACGATGACAATGGGGGAGCTACTCCCATTACTTGAAAAAGAAAATGAATTATAGAGATTAGCCACCTGAAAGGGTGGCTTTCTTTTTTTTACTACAGTTGTGCAAATAATAGAAAAAAAGAAACAACTCTTATATGCTTTCTGCATATAGGAGTTGTTTTACGTTAAGGGGGTGGAGGCATGGCGAGAGGTCGTCCGGGAAAGAAAGACGAAATCTGCAAGCATAAGGCAGATATTGAAAAGTGGGCGGCGGAAGGTCTCACGATGGGACAAATAGCCAAGAAACTGGGAGTTTCAGAGTCCACTTTTTATAAATACAAAGCTGAATTGCCGGAGTTATCGGAGACCGTTAAAAAGGGCAGGCGGGAAGCCGTTGCTGAGCTTGAAAACATGGCTTTCAAAGCCGCAAAAGGCTACACAATGACGGTGATAAAGCATCAGAAAGTGAAAAGGATTGAGTATGAGGATGGAAAAAAGAAACTAGAGAAAGAAGAAATGGTTGAGTATGAAGAAGAAGTATACTTTCCACCAAATCCGGCATTCAACCTGTTCCTTTTGAAAAACTGGGGCAAATACAGCAATGAGCCAGAGACGGTGAAGCTCCGGAAGAAAGAAGTGGAGCTTCGAAAAAAACAGATAGAGGAAGGAAGTTGGTCTTAATGATTTTTGATTTTGGAAAATTATGGCAGAAAAGTTATGTAGGAATGATAATTCATTCCACAACGTTGGAGTCTGAAGAAGCTGTGAAAGCAATGTACGGTGGAAAAAAATGGGAAAAGGTAGGCGGTCAATTCCTTATTGGAGATGATTATAAAAAGACAACGCAGGGGTCAAGTACAATAATTGGCGGAAAGTACCTTGCCGGAGCAACAGGCGGCTCAGAAACAGTGACTTTAAACATAAAGCAAATTCCGAGACATACGCATTCTATTGGTGTGATGACATCACAAAAAGAAGCACCAAATATGGGTTTGAGCGAGGCGGGATTGAAAACTGGAGGAGGTTTTGCAAACAGACTAATGGTTAGTGGTGGAAATTATAATGTCAGTAGCACAGGAAGCAGTCAGGAGCATAACAATATGCCACCATATAAGGTTGTTTACATTTGGGAAAGGACGGCGTAAAGGAGAGAAAAAATGGGATTAAAAAAAGAAATAACATTGGAGACAGGAGCAACAGCGTCATATCACAGAATCCGCTCTATTGAAAAAGGAATTAACAAGCTGACCGTAACCGTGGACAGCTATTCAAAAGAAGAATACAGAGACCTTGAAAAGGATATCCCAGAGATGATTGCTGGAATCGGAGAGAAAAGAAATAGATTAGCGGTGCTGAAAGAAAAAGAAGAAAAAACGGAAGAGGAAGAGGCAGAACTTCAGAATATAGAGGATTTACTGAAAAGATATGAAAGTTGTGTTGAAAAAAATGGAGACCTGTCACTTGACCGGGAGACAATAGACATCCCGTATTTGAAGACTGGAGACATATCTTTCCAGGCAGTATATGACATTTTGAAACAGGATGGAAAATACAAAGATGCGGAGGATTGCTGATGATATGGCAGTATGTGCAGCTCCACTGGCTGGAGTGGCTTTTCACAATAATAACTGCAATCCTCGGATTCCTTTACAGAGACATCAGAAAGCGGATGAAGAAAGAGCAGCAGAAAAACAATGCAATCGCTGATGGAGTTCAAAGCCTGCTCAGAGAGAGTATTGTCCAGAATTATAACAAATACCAGGACAAAGAGTATTGTCCTATTTATGCAAAAGAAAGCATAAAGAGGGCATACAAGGCTTATCACAACCTGGGCGGAAACGACGTTGCAACAAAATTATACAATACACTTCTGGCAATGCCGGAAGAGAAGGGAGAAGAACATGTCAAAGATATTAAAGAATAGTGTGCTTAAACCGAATGTGAACACAAAAAAGTGGTGGAAAGCGGCAGAAATTAGAGCAGTAAAAACGATAGCACAGGCTGCAATCGCAGGAATCGGAACGGCGGCAGCAATGGGACAGGTTGACTGGAAGTATGTGATATCTGCGTCAGCGCTGGCTGGAATCATTTCACTGCTCACATCAGTCGCCGGAATACCGGAAGTTAAGGAGGAATAGAGAATGATTTTAAATATACACGCAGGGCATAATCCTGATGGAAAGGTTGCTTGTGGCTCAGTTGGAATTTTGAAAGAATCAACAGAAGCAAGAAAGGTAAAGGACTTGGTGATAAGCCAGCTTCAGAGGGTGGGACATACTGTTTATGACTGTACGGTAGACAATGGCTCAAACCAGTCTGACGTACTCGCAAAAATTGTCAGTGAATGCAATTCACACTCTGTTGACCTTGACATATCCATTCATTTGAATTCTGGAAGAAATGATTACGAAGGTGATGGCTCAATCGGTGGGACAGAAGTGTGGTGCTATAACGAAAAAACAAGGTCAATTGCAGAAAGAATATGTGAACAGATTGCAAGTCTCGGATTTAGAAATCGTGGAGTGAAATATTCCACAAAACTTTATGTCTTAAGAAAAACAAAGGCTCCTGCAATACTGATTGAATGCGCTTTTGTAGATGACGCAGACGATGCAAAGCTGTGGAATGCAGAAAAAATTGCTGCAGCAATTGTACAGGGAATTATAGGGCAGGCTGAAAAGCAGACAGAGAAAAAGCCGGAAGTTGCACCGGTGCAACCAGAACTTTATTGCACAGGAAATACATATACGCTTCAGAATGAGATGAAAGTCCGCACAGGTCCTGGAACTCAGTACAGAGCAAAGAGACCGAAGGAACTGACGACCGATGGACGCAAACATGACAAGGATGGTGATGGAGCACTGGATGCAGGCACACGGGTTACCTGTAAAGAACTTTCCAAAGATGGAGAAGACATCTGGATGAGAACACCATCCGGATGGATTGCTGCATACTACAAGGGCAAGGCATACGTTCGATGAGCAGAAGTGAATTCTACCGTTCAAGGAGCTGGAGAGAGTTTGTCGAGCTTTTAAAAATTGAGAGGACAGATGAAAACGGATTCATAATATGTGCGCATTGTGGAAAGCCCATTGTGAAAAAGTACGATTGCATAGGACACCACAAGGAAGAGCTGACAGAAGAGAATTACGAGAATCCGGAGATATCCTTGAACCCAGACAATGTAGTCCTAGTACATCAGAGATGCCATAACCTGATACATGACAAGCTGGGCTATGTAGAGAAAAAGGTCTACATTGTGTACGGCTCACCACTAAGCGGGAAGAGCAGCTATGTTAAGAGTTTACAGAATGAGGGAGACCTTATTGTGGACCTTGATAATATCTGGCAGGCGCTATCCGGTTGCGACCGATATATAAAGCCCTTGCGCCTAAGAGCCAATGTCTTTCAAGTCAGAGACACACTGATTGAGCAGGTGAAACACAGGACAGGAAAGTGGAGCATTGCTTATATCATTGGTGGATATCCATTCGAAGCCGAGCGGAATCGCTTGGCGGACATGCTTGGAGCGAGGCTGATTCATATAGACACTTCGAAAGAGGAATGCTTGGAACGGCTTGAATACTCTGAAGATGGAAGAGACAAAAAGGAATGGAGTAAATACATTGAGGACTGGTGGTTGCAGTTTGAGGGAGGCTTCTGACCTCCCCCCACCCTTTGGAAAAATCAAAGGCGTGGAAGACTGTTGAGAAGGTGTCAATTTTCGCAGAATTGAAAATTTGACGAGATTTTTGGAAAAGAAATTACGGAGGAAAGAAAAATGAAAGTAAAGACATTAATTCGATTCAAAGACCTTGAAAAAGATACTATCAGAGAGGTAGGAGAAGTATTCGAAGTCACAAAGAAAAGAGCAACAGAACTGAGTACAGAAAAGAATAAGGCAGGAATCAAGCTGGTTGAAATTCTGGAAGAGAAGAAGGAAGAACCGGAAGAAAAACCGGCAGAGGATGAGTAGGAAAGAAGACCTGCTTGAGCTGCTCCCGGCAGAGACGATTGTTCTTACAGAGGAAGTTGTAAATAAAATCCTATTTTTAGAAAAAAAGATGGATGAATTAAAAGGGCTTCCATTTATTCAGGTAGACCAAAAGAATAATATGCGCCAGAGGAGTACCCCTGCCGCCAAACTGTATAAGGAACTGCTCCAGCAATACACAAATTGTGTAAAGATACTGGAAGCAGTCATTTACAGAAATAGAAAGCTGGAAGGCCCTGAAGAAGAAGCCTCCCCGCTGGAAGAGTGGTTGATGAATCATGCTGATAGCAGAAAAAAAGATTTGGACACCGGATAATTCATTTCTGCTGGAGTATGCAGCGAGGATTGAAACTGGTGAGATTATCGTCGGAAGGGAGCTATGGCAGGAGCTTCAAAATTTAAAAGAGGACATGTTATCAGATGCATTCCTGTATGACACGCAGGATGCATTAATCAGAATGGATTTCATGGAGCATTGCATCCGGTTGACCAAGAGCCCTTTCTACAACAAGCCAATGGTATTAATGCTATGGCAGAAGGCTTTTATTGAAGCGGTTTACAGCTTCAAAATGAGTGATACTACATGGCGGAGATTCAAAAGAGTGTTGCTTCTGATTGCGAGAAAAAATACCAAGAGTGAAACCTGTAGTGCGTTAGGAACCACAGAGCTTGCCATCGGAAAAGCAGGAATGGACATTGTCTGTGCATCAAATGATGATTCGCAGGCGAGCATCATTTATGACACCATCGACACCATGCGACTACTGATAGACACGAATGAAAAGTATACATCGAGAAATCAGCGATTCTTAAGAAATAAGGTGACAAACACCAAGATTTTCAAAATGTCTGAACGGACGAGGAATAAGGAAGGCCGGAACATTGATGTGGGATTCCTGGATGAATCGCACGAGATGAAGGAGAATGTCATTGCAAAGCCGATTGAGCAGAGCATGTCGTTGAAGGATGAGCCGCTTTTTGTGAATTTGACAACAGAAGGATTCACAGAAGATGGATATCTCGATGAAGAGCTGGTCAAAGCTAGAAAGATAATCAGCGGAGAAGATGATGGAGTGTCAGCCATCAGGACGCTGCCATGGCTTTACACACAGGACAGTGAGCAAGAGGTTTGGCAGAATCGCAAAAGTTGGTTTAAAAGCAATCCTTCGCTTGGAATAGTGAAAAAATGGGACTACTTGGATGAACAGATAGATTTAGCGAGAAAGTCAAAGGCAGATAGAATTTATGTATTATGTAAAGATTTTAACATAAAGCAGAATTCAGCAGAAAGCTGGCTGAATCTTCAAGATTATGACTACCCGGCGAAGTTCGATATAGAAGACTTCAGGGGAGCCTATGCACTTGGTGCAGTCGACCTTGCCGAGACAACAGACCTTGCAAGCGCCAAGATTCTCATGATGAAACCGAATGAAAAAATAAAATACATTTATTCACAGTACTTCATACCGGAAAGTAAGCTGGAGGAATCAGATGATTCCACAGTTGGCGCAAAATACAAGGAATGGGCGGAAAACGGACTACTGACCATTTCAGAGGGAAGCGATATCGACCTCAGCATTGTAGCAGACTGGTTCCGGATGCTCTATGAAGAAAAGGGCATTAAAGTGTGGCGGATTGGTTATGACCAGAAGTTTGCAAAAGACTGGATTAACAGAATGGATGAGCACGGCTGGACAAAGGAGAATGGAGATTTAATCATGATTCTCCAGAATGCTCAGACATTAAGCAATGCCATGAAGCTGCTGGAAGCCGATTTTAAGCATCGCCTTGTAAATTATGATGAAAATAAAATGGATAAGTGGTGCCTTAAGAATGCAGGCATTCAGGTAGACAATCTGGGAAGATGCCTGTGTGTGAAGAAGGACAAGAGAAAAAGAATCGATGGAGCGGTGTGCGACATCATCTTATATGAGACATACCGGCAGAACAGAACAGAATTCAAGAAGCTGGTGGAAGGAGAGTAAGAAGTGGGTTGGTTTGGCAATTTACTTGACAAGATTTCGATAAAAAGAATAACCGGAAGGTACATGGACATAAACGGTGGGACACCGATTTTTTCACAGTTTGGTCAGGACATTTACGCAAGTGATGTTGTGCAGCAGGCTGTATCCTGCATCGCACAGGAAATGAAGAAACTGCGCCCAGCTCATATCAGAGATGATGGAACTGGTGTATATGCTGTTAAAAAAGGCGATATCGCAAAGATATTGAATAAACCAAATCAGTTCCAGACGACGGCAGACTTTCTGGAAAGTATAACAACACTGCTTTTTTTAAATTATAACGTGTTTATCATCCCGACCTATTATGAATGGTACGACGACAATAGTCAGTACCATAAGGTTTACGATGGTCTATATCCGATTGTACCTACGCAAGTAGATTTTATCGAGGATGCAGCAGGGCAAATGTACACGAAGTTTAATTTTGAAAATGGAAAAAGTTACCTGATTAACTATAGGGATGTGATTCACTGGAAATTCCGGAATTCGTCAAACCTGCTGATGGGCGGTGATAAGTCTGGAAGACCAAACCACAATGCACTCCTTCAGACGCTTGCATTGAATCATGAGCTTCTGCAGGGCGTTTCAAAAGCAATGAAGGCTACATATGCAGTTAATGCTGTGGTTAAAATTCCGACAGTAATGGGAAAAGAAAAGTCGGAAAATGCCATAAAGGAATTGAATGAAAAGCTGAAAAACTCAGAAAGTGGACTAGCAGCAATTGACATGAAAGCGGAGTACATCCCGATTAAAAAAGAGGTCAAGCTGGTCGATAAAGACACACTTGAATTCATTGACCAGAAGATATTGAGGACATTTGGGGTGCCGCTTCCAATTCTAATCGGGGATTATACAAAGGCACAATATGAGGCTTTCTATCAGAAGACTATTGAGCCGCTTATCATTTCACTCAGCCAGGTCCTTACGGACAAGCTGTTAAGTGATGGAGAGCGGTCACATGGAAATCTGATAAAGCTCTATCCGAAGGAGCTCATTTTCATGAGCATGTCAGAGACGCTTGAGATGATACGGCTTGTAGGAGACTCAGGTGGATTGTATGAAAATGAGAAAAGAACAGCTCTGGGCTTGATGCCATTAGAAGAATTAAATGGAGTCAGAATGCAGAGTTTGAACTACGCAAACGTAGAGATAGCTGATAAATACCAGCTTGGAAAAGTAGATGGAAAGAAGGAGGCGTAAGAGCATGGGTGCAATTTTAAGAACGAGAGCCTTTGATTGTGAAGTCAGGGCGGAGAGCAATGAGAAACACGGCAACTATATCACCGGCCGGGCAATTGTATTTAATTCAGTAACCGACATGGGCTACTTTGATGAAGTGATAGAGCCTGGTGCACTGGACGAGGCAGACCTGAGAGATGTCAGGATGCTGATTAATCATGATACAAAGATGGTGCCGGTGGCAAGAAGCAGGAACAATAATGCAAATTCAACACTGCAGCTTACAGTAAATGACCAAGGTATGGATATCCGGGCAGACCTTGATACTGAAAATAATCCGGATGCAAAAAAACTCTATTCAGGAGTAAGCCGTGGCGATATCTCAGGGATGTCGTTCATGTTCTACATAAAAGAGCAGAAATGGGAACGGATGGATACAGATCATCCGCTGAGACGAATCTTAAAAATCGAAAGGGTATTAGAAGTTTCAGCAGTTACATTCCCGGCTTACGAGGCTACCGAGCTTTCAGCGAGGGAAGAAAACAGACAGGCGCTGGAGAGCGCAAAGGAAGCACTGGAGAGTGCAAGACGCTCACTGGATAGTGAGAAAGCGGAAGTAGAAAGGGCCAGAGCAAAAGCACTTTATAATTTTTAAGGAGGAAAGAAAATGAAGTTATTAGAACTCTTGAAGAAAAGAGAGCAGGAATTAAGAGAAAAGATCAAGGCATCAAATGATGCAGCAGAAATCCGCTCCATGGGCGATGAACTGAATGCCACCATGGAAGAAATCAGAGCATTGGAAGAGAAATTGAAGGACCAGCAGCAGAGAGATCAGCAGGGAGAACCTGAGCCACAGCAGAGAACAGCGGTTCCGGACATCCCAGACAATGCACAGTTCAGAAATAGATTTGTGGCATCCTTCAATCAGACACCGCAGGAAAGAAATGAAGACCCTACAGACACAATTGAATACCGCACAGCATTTATGAATTATGTTTGTAGAAACGTGCCGATTCCGGCGGAGCTGCGTGAAAATCAGGTGACAACCACAACGGATGCATCTGCTGTTATCCCAAAGACAATTTTAAATGAAATCGTGAAGAAATTGTCCACATTTGGAAATATTTACGCAAAAGTAAGAAAGCTCAATGTTAAGGGTGGAGTTTCAATCCCAGTCCTGACATTAAAACCGGAAGCTAAGTGGATTGATGAAACAACCGCAAGTGATACGCAGAAGATTAAAGCGGATGAAAAGATAACTTTCTCCTACTTTGGAGTAGAATGCAAGATTGCGCAGTCGCTGCTTGAAAATATCACCACACTGGACATCTTCCAGGAGCAGTTTGTAGAGCTTGCTACAGAGGCGATTGTAAAAGCGATTGAAATTGCTATCTTCAACGGTGATGGAACAACACAGCCGACAGGTATCTTGAAAGATACCAGAGTACCTTCTACAAACGTAATCACCATGACACCGGAAGAGTTCGCATCCTGGGATGGATGGCATAAAAAGGTAAAGGCAAAGATGAAAAAAACCTACAGAGATGGTGAATTTATCATGGCACAGGGCACATTTGACGGTCACATCGATGGAATGACCGATAAAAACGGTCAGCCAATCGGAAGAATTAACTACGGCTTGAACGGAGAGGAAAACTACCGATTCATGGGAAAAACTGTTGAGACCGTGGAAGACGAATGCATTGCATCCTGGGATGATGCAAGTGTAGGAGATGTAGTTGCGGTATTTGTAAAATTGTCAGACTACGGCATTAATACGAATATGCAGATGACTACCGTTAAGTGGGTGGATCATGACACAAATGAAATCAAGAATAAATGCATCATGATTCTTGATGGAAAACTCATCGACCCGAACGGAGTCCTCATCATTAAAAAAGGTGACTCCACAGTAAGTGCGTAAGGGGCAGTGACATATGGATGATGTCTTAAAAAAAGTCAAGGATACGCTCGGAATCACGGGTGATTATCAGGATAACACCTTACGATGCTACATTGAAGAGGTGCAGGAGTACATGAAGGATGCCGGTATCTCGGAAGAAGTGGTGAACGATAAAGCATCCTTCGGAGTAATCGCAAGAGGTGTATGTGACCTTTGGACATACGGACCGGGCAACCTGTCAAACTACTTCATGCAGCGGGTTATTCAGCTTTGTTATAAGGGGGAAAAGTAAATGTATCACCAGACAGAGCCATTTAATCATCGCTTAATATTGTGCACACCGACCACCAGAAAGGTGGTTGGTGTGGTACAGAAAGAATTTAAGGAAGCCGGAGAGATTTTCTGCAACTTCAGAACGTTCGGCGGAACAGAGACCACAGTGAACGGAGTGTTTACGTTGATGGACACGGCAGATGTGACAACCTGGTATAGACCGGATATCACAGCAGGGTGTCAATTTAAGGATGGAACAGATGTCTATGAGGTGCTTGGCACACCGGAAGACATTGAAAAGCGGCATCAGTACATGAAGTTTAAAATCAGGAGGATTGCAGGCGGTGCGTAATAAGGTAGGGCTTCAGTTCGAAGGATGGCAGGAGATGATTGCCAATCTGGACAAGCTGGGCGGCTCAGATGCCATGAAAAAGGGCGTGGAAACCGGGCTTACTGCTTCGAAAGAGGCGGTAAATGAGAAACTTGAAAAAGCTATTGAAAAGAGCAATTTGCCGGCACACGGTCGCTTCTCAACCGGAGAAACCAAGAAGTCCATTGATAAAGAGATGAAGGTTGACTGGGAAGGTGGGACTGGGAGCATCAAGGTAGGATTCGAATTCTCGAAATCCGGACTGGTCAGCATTTTCTTGATGTATGGCACACCGAGCATGAAGCCGGTTAAGGGCTTGAAAGCTGCCGTTTATGGCACAAAGACACAGAAAGAGATAGGAGAGATTCAGGAAGCTGAAATCTCAAAGGTTATTAAAAAAATCATGGAGGGTTAGCATGGAGAAAAAGCTGGTTGAAATCATGGAGCAGACAGGATATCCGGTTTATTTGCAAGGAAGTTTACTGAAGGAAGAACCGTATCCGGAGAGCTTCTTCACATACTGGAATGACACATCAGATGGAGACAGCTTTTATGATGATGACGAGAGAAGCATTGTCTGGGAGTTCAGCGTGAACTTTTACTCCACGGATCCTTTACTGATTCAGACACAGCTTGACGCTGTGAAAGACCTCTTGAAGAAAGAGGGCTTTGTGGTGAGCGGAAGAGGACATTCGCTCGCTAGTGACAAGAAGACACACACAGGAAGAGGCATTGATGTCTCTTATAAGGAGGTTTAAAGATGAAAGTTAGAGAGTGGCGAGGAATAAGAGACCTTATTGCTGCCGAGTTGAAAACAGATGAAAAAGCTGGAGAAATGACATACGGAGAACCGTTTGCAGTAGCCGGAGCATCAGGCTTGACAAAGGATGTAGAGTCAAGTTCTGAGGCAAAGTTTTATGATAATGTGCCGGCAATCGTAATTGATTCAGTTGGAGCAGACACAGTAAAGGTAGATGTATCAGCAGTCGATATAGATGTTTTGGCAAAATTAACAGGACAGTTTTATGATGAAGAAACGGGAATGCTTGTAGAAGGAGAACGTGAGGAAAAGTATTTTGCAATCGGATATATAACTGAAAAAACAGATGGAACAGAGATGTTTGTCTGGAGATTAAAAGGTAAGTTCTCAATTCCTTCGGATACGAGAAAAACGAAGGACAATGGAACAACGTCGAACGGAGACCAGCTGACATATACTGGAATTAATACAACGCACAAATTCACAAAGACAGGAAAAGGTGCAAAGGCGGTTATTATTGACACGGAAAAAAATCCGTTAGATGAAAAAGAATTCTTCAAAACAGTACAGAATCCGGATACAGTGAAAAAATCACTGACAGCATAATAAAAAAGAGATAGCAGGGATATCATAGGATATCCCTGTTTTTGAAAGGAGAAAAAACATGGAATTCAAATTGAAAGTATATAAAGATGAATCACTTCAGGAAGTGAAGCGGATTGCAGAAGCGGACAGCTTGAAAATCCCATACCGCACTTCCCTTAATTTAATAAATATGCTCGCTTCAATTGATGGAGAAGAGGGAGAGGATGTGCTGGGTGCCATCAGAAGCACACCGGAATGCCTGAATAAGATTCTTAAAGCTACATTTGGTCTGACAGAAACAGAACTGGATGGCATTAATGCAGCAGAGCTGATTGATGTTGTAAAAGGATTAATGACATGGTGTATTGCTCAGCTTAGAGGGATGCACAAGCCAAAAAAACAGTAAGCGGTGGTGTGAAGCTCACATTACCGCAGGCATTTGCAGAGCTGAATCTGTCATTGTGCGGACAGTACAAAGGGATGAATCCGATTGAATTACTGGACTATCCTGCAGAGGACGTTTTTCAGCTTATTAACGACATGATAGACCATAATGACCGGGCAGAAGAAGAAAAGGCGGTAGAAAAAGAAATCCGTGTTCCTGCCGGTGATAACTGGTTTTAGGAGGAAAAAATGGCAAGAAAACAGAATGAGACTACGACAAAATTCAAAGTTGATATATCTGAATTAAAAGCGGCCATGCAGGAAGCAAAGCGGCAGATTACGCTTGTAAATTCTGAATTCAAAGCAACCAGTTCTGGAATGGACGATTGGAAAAGCAGTACAGATGGGGTAAGCGCAAAGATTAACTCATTGAACAAAGTTTTGGAGCAGCAGGAGACCATTCTGAAAGCTGAGAAAGAACAGCTTGCACTTACTGAGAAAGAATATGGAGAAAATTCCGTAGCGGCAGAGAATTTAAGAATTAAAATAAATAATCAGCAGGCAACCGTGAACCGTACCAAGAAAGAAATTGCCGATTATGAAAATCAGCTTGAGACACTTCGAACAGCAGAAGAGAATGCTGGAGATAGTGCACAGGCAGCAGGCAAAGGATTGCAGGATAGCGGGAAGGAAGCAAAGTCAGCGGGTGAAAAGGCAGAGGGAAGTGCAGAAGGCTTCACGGTCCTGAAAGGAACTCTGTCGGAGCTGGCAGCAGATGTCATTAGAAACTTAATTGAAGAATTTAAAGAACTGATGACAGAGACGGAAAGTGCATATAATAAGTTTCAGGCACAGACTGGAGCGAGCACAGAAGAGATGAAGGCATTCAAGGCTGAAATGGATGATTTGTATAATAATGCTTATGGAGAAAGTCTGGAAGATATAGGAGACAAGATGGCCTATGTCAAACAGACAACGGGGGAAGTAGACCCAAGCAATATCAGAGATTTAACAGAAAATGCCATAGCATTGGAAGACACCTTTGGCTCTGATTTCAACGAGACAATCCGAGGAGTTAGCAATTTAATGAAACACTTTGGCCTTGATGCACAGACAGCCTTCGATTTGTTTGCAAAAGGAAGTCAGAATGGGCTTGACTACACAAGTGAGCTGGGGGACAACGTTGCAGAATACGGAGGAAACTTTAAGCAGGCAGGATATTCCGCACAAGAGTATTTTCAGCTACTGGAAAATGGAACTAAGGGCGGAGCCTATAACCTCGATAAAGTGAATGATTCCATCAATGAAATCAAGAACAGACTTGGCGACGGAACAATTGGAGATAACCTTGACTTATTCAGTGACAAGACGAAGTATGCATTTAAAAGCTGGTCAGAAGGAAAAGGAACCATGAAGGATGTCATTAATTCCATTGTGGGAGACATCACAAAGTGCACTGATGAGCAAGAAGCATTAAACATGGCAGCTACAGCATTTGGAACAATGGGTGAGGATGCAAACCTTGAAGTGGTGAAATCTCTGACCACGCTTGGAACGTCATACAATGACGTAAAAGGTACCATGGAAGACCTGAAGGAAATCAGATATGACGATGTGGGTACCAGATTCAAAGAGTTGGGAAGAACTTTAAAAACAGAAATGCTTATTCCGATGGCGGAGAAAGCAATCCCGTACTTTGAAAAATTTGGAGATTATGCAATTAAAAATACAGATGATGTGATAAGGATCCTGAAAATCCTTGGAATTACTCTTGGCACGGTATTTGTCATAAATAAAGTGGCTACGTTTGCAAATAGCGTAAAAAGTCTTGCGACAACGTTCGGATTGCTGAAAGTAGCCACGGATGCCGAGACAACATCACAGCTCGCCTTAAATACTGCTTTTCTTGCATCGCCAACAACATGGCTTGTGGCAGGAATTGCAGCAGTGGCAGGTGGATTGGCTTATCTGGCAGTGAAAGAAAAGGAAGCAATAGAAGCGGAATATGGACTGACGGAAGCCCAGCAGGAAAATATTGATGCAATCAATGAACGCTACGAGGCTTATAAGCGGATAGAAGATGCCAGAAATGAGAGCGTATCCGGAATTGTGTCAGAATACAACCACTTGGAAGAATTAAAGGATGAATTGAACGGTCTGATTGATGTTAATGGAAAGGTGAAAGAAGGGTATGAGGACCGAGCCAACTTTATCATAAATGAATTGTCAGAAGCGCTGGGAGTGGAGCAGGAAGACCTCTGGAATGAAATCGCAACTTATGGAAAGCTAGGAGAAACCATTGATGAGGTTATGGAGAAAAAGAAAGCAGAAGCCATTTTAAGTGCAAATGAAGAGGCGTACACGGAAGCCATTACAAACAAAGTAGAAGCTCTAAAAGAGTGGAAAAAGAACCTCAGTACATATGACGAAGTAAAGCAGAAGTATGAGGAATCAAATGAAGCGATTGCAGAGCATGAACGTTTACTTGCCGGTGGAGATATCGATGGCGCAGCAGAATATTATAACCAGCACAAGAAAGTCATATTAGCAAATGACGAACTGAAAGAATCATTTAAAAAGAGCAAAGCAGCGGTAGATGAATCAGAATCGAATTATATTAACTACTGCAACGAAGTAGTTAATTACGAGAATTTGAAAGAAGCTACCATTTCGGGAAATGCAGACAAAATAAGTGATGCAATGTTGAAGACGCAGTATAGCTTTATTACAGCAGAAAACGGAACAGAGCAGAGCTTAAAGAATCAGCTATTTAACCTGGAGCAGAACTATACAGACATGAAGGATGCCATTGAAAATAATACTCCAGGAGTGACACAGGAGATGGTAAATCAGGCTCAATACATGGTGGAGCAGGCACAGCTAGAACTGGACAAATATGCTGATGGAGCAAGTGAAGCGGGCGGTGTCGGAGCAACCGCATTTGCAAATGGAATGCTGATGAAAAACGACTTGGTAAGCGATGCCGCAGCAGGCACAGCGGACACAGCAAAGTCACAGCTTGACGGTGCTGACACATATTCAAGCGGAACAAGCATTGTAGATAAGCTGGCATCCGGAATCCAGGACAATAGTGCTGTAGCAAATACGGCAGGACAGACGGTTGCTGGAAATGCAATAGATGGGATTTCTAGCAGAAATGGAGATGCAGAAAAAGCGGGAGAAGATTTTTCAAATGGATTTGCAAATGGAATCGTAGGAGGAATAACAGCAGCAGGAGATGCAGCAGTTAAACTGGCACAGGAAACAATGAAAAAGTTTAAAAGTAAAGAAGGACTGGATGAGCATTCGCCATCAAAGAAATCATATGATGACGGAGATTTATTTGTGGCAGGATTTAGAAATGCGATTGTAGACAAGACAAAAAATGCTGTCAAGGCAATAAAGAATCTTGCTGCAGATTCGCTCAAGGCATTGAACAGCGAGCTTTCAAATGATATTAACGTGCCGGAAATCAGCGCTACAGCAAACACATTGAAAAAAGCCGGGAGTTGTACCGGTGCAACCACGGAGACAGGAACTGAGCAGAGGACAATTATTCAGAATTTCTACCAGACAAATAACAGCCCGAAGAGCTTGAGCAGGCTTGAAATTTACCGTAACACAAAAAATCTGCTCGGATTTGCAGGAGGACCACAATGATAAGTTTAATTGCAGAAAATGAAAGAGGAGACAGAATCGATTTTTCAAAGAATAAGGACTACACCATATACAAGGTGGATGGAATTACCCCTGTGGAGGCTACAATAGCCTCTACAGCGAATTCTACAGCGGATGGTGCTACAATTAACCGCCGGAGCATAGGATACCGTAATATCGTCATTTACATGACCATTAATGGAGAGATTGAAGAGAACCGCTTGAAACTGTACCGGTACTTTCCAGTAAAAAAAGATGTGCAGCTGCGCTTTGAAACGGACAGTAGAGATGTGCTTATTAATGGAGCGGTTGAATTGATAAGCTGTGACATTTTTTCGGCACGGGAAGTGGCACAGATAAGCATCATATGTCCACAACCGTACTTCCGGTCAGTAAATGACCTGGTAAGTTACTTTTCGGACACAGAAGCACTGTTTGAATTCCCATTTTCCATCGACAAAAATGGAATTGAGATTTCCAGGATTGAAAGGAATATCAGAAAGAGTATCATAAACACCGGAGAGACAGAGACGGGCATCATCATTCAACTGTATGCCACAGGAGAAGTGGTCAATCCGATTATTTATGACGTAGACGAAAAAACCTATTTGAAACTGAACTACACCATGCAGCAGGACGACGAGATTGTGATTAACACAAATACTGGCCAGAAAGAGATTAAGCTGATTCGTGCCGGTGTAGAAACAAATATCATGGGGCATTTATCGCCGGGTAGCACTTGGCTTCAGGTAGAGCAGGGAGATAATGTTTTTACTTATAATTGTGACAGCGGAAACAGTGACCTCAGAATCACATTCATAACACAGCAGTTATACGGAGGGCTTTAGGATGGAGATACGGGTTCTTGATTTTAATTTTAATCTGCTCGGAACGATAGATACTTATGAAAGCTCAATCTGGAGACCGGAGTATTATGGTGTGGGAGATTTCGAATTGTATCTGAGAGCATCGGAAAAGGCAATAGACCTGTTGAAGAGAGAAAGACTGCTTGTGCGGTCCCAGGATGTCCATGTGAACAGCGACGAGACAGAAGTGATTTATAGAAAAGTGATGATTGTACTTAACTTTAATATAGTCACGGACAATGAAAGCGGAGACTATATCACAGTGACCGGAAGAGAATTGAAATACATTCTTCACAAGCGGATCGTGTGGAAGCAGACCAACCTTGCCGGAACCTGTGAAGATGGAATAAGGACATTGGTATTGCAAAATGCCATCAATCCGTCAAATAGCAGTAGGGTCATCCCAAACCTTGTGCTAGGAGACAAAGTGGGAATCACAGACAAGGTGGAAAAGCAGATCACCGGAGACAGCCTCGATCTTGCTATAAAGGATATTTGCACAACCTATGAGATTGGCTGGGATATTTATATTAAAAACAAAAAGATGATACTTGAAGTCTACAAAGGCGAGGACAGGTCACATGGACAGAGTGAGAGGCCTTTTGTGGAATTCAGTGAGGCTCTGGACAATCTTGTGAATACAAGCTATCAGATGCGGACGGAGGAGTATTCAAACGTGACATTAATCGGTGGAGAGGGAGAAGGAACGGATAGAAAGTATGCATCCGTAGGAAACAGCCTGAAAGGTCTGGAAAGAAATGAAATCTTCACTGATGCAAGAGACATCAGCCAGACAACCACGGATGAGACCATCACGGATGAACAGTACAAGGTGCTGCTCCAGGAACGAGGCAAGGAGAAACTGGCAGAGCTGGGCATGACAGAAGGCTTTTCCGGAGAGGTGTTAAGCAACAATACATTTACTTATGAGGAAGATTTTTCCATGGGAGACATTGTCACCGTAACAAATAAATACGGAATCAGCAGAAATGCGAGGGTAATCAGCACAATAGAATCGGAATCAAGTACAGGAATCACCTTGATTCCACAATTTAATTTGTAGGAGGAAAAAAATATGTGGAAAAGCGGATTTTTTAACAGCATTAATGGGGACAGAAAGTATGATGCGGAAGAGATGAGTGAGATATTTCAAGGGCTTATCTCGGATGGAGTATATGAAAGCGTCGGCAATAAGCTGGCGGTACGTCCGCAGGATGGCATGACCATTAAGATTGACACCGGAAGAGGCTGGTTTGATAAAAGATGGGTTGACAATAGCTCGGAATACCTTATGACACTGGAGAGCGCAGACGTGACACTGAACCGGTATGGCGCTGTGGTTGTACGGACTGATAGAACGGAGAGCGTCAGAGCATCCGCACCGGTGCTGAAATACGGAGCGTATGCCACAAGCCCGAAAAAGCCGGAAATGACACGGACAGAGGAAGTCAAGGAGTATTGCCTTGCCTATATTTATATTAAGGCTGGAGCGACACAGATTACAGCAGCAGACATCGAAGATACAAGAGGAGACACAGAACTGTGCGGATGGGTAACAGGTCTGATTGAGCAATTGTCCACAACAACATTGTTTGAGCAGTGGACACAGATTTTTTCAGACTGGTTCGCCGGATTGCAGGATATCATTGACACTGATGTCGAGACCAAGCTGGTCAATGCACTTCCACAGGCAGTCACAGTGACACTGCCAGTGGATGGATGGTCTGCATCAGAGGGCAAATATCTGAATACAGTCACGGTGCCGATTATGAATGAGACGAAGAGCGTTATCACTTATGTGAACAAGGACACCATGGCAGACTATGTGGCAGCAGGCATTACCTGCAAGGAGCAGGGGCAGAATTCATTGACGTTTGAAGCAACTGCCAAGCCTACTGCCGAGATAAAGGTTGACATCCTGCATATGGGAGTTTAAGCTGAAAGAGAAAAGCAGAATATGCATACCGTGCTTCCAAGAAAAATGGGGTTCGACTGCGTTACCGTCAAGTCCACTGTGCGTGAACGTAGGCGAACCCCCTCAATCACGCTATTTAAAGGCATAAAAGAGTTCCAGCCAGTAGACATATGGTCTTCTGGTGAATGGGACTTTTTTCATTATACTTTTAGGATATGGAGTGTATCGAAGTTTCGCTCAATGGAGAAAGAGTACCGAGTGCGATAGTGCTGGCTGAAATATGCAGAGTATTGAAAGCACCAGCAGATGATATTCTTGAATTGAAGTGAGAAAAAATGCAGGAAAAGACTGAAACTAAAACCCTGGCTTGTTCTTTCTTGAATGTATACATAAATCATTTTTGTATCATAGACAATAGTGCATCCTGAAGAATTTTTGAAAAATTTAGGTGATTCTTTTCTCCATATGTATTTAGCCATGCTGGGATAGTTATATTTTTTCGGACAGCTTTTTGACCATATTTTATGGTATAAGCATCCATATCAAGGATAAGAAGATTGACAAAACTGTCTGAATCATGTGAAATGGCGTTATGTTTGGATGCAAGAGGAATTTTGTTTCCAGTTTCCAATTCGCCAAGTATCCATCCACTGGCGGTATCGGTAGCGGCTTCAATAGCGTTGATAAGGGAATCTCCTTCGGTTACACAACCTGGAAGGTCAGGTACAACAACCGTATAACCGTTGCCTTCGAGACATGGGGTAAAGATTGCGGGATAAATGAGTTTCATAAAATGTCCTCCAATACATAAGTATATTTATAAATATATACGCATAATGCACATGAAAAGTCAAGAAAAATAAAGTTATAATAGAATATAAAAATGTCCAAAGGATTGCCGCTTTATCGTGTGATGTGGCAGGTCTCTTTTGTCTCTAAAACCGATACAACTAAACTACGAAAACTTAAGATTTCGTTAAATTTATGGAACTGATTCTTAAGGTTGTCTGTGAGACATTGACCAACCAATTCCAGTAAGATATATTTGAATTAATGGGCTGCGGAAAAACAGTCCGGATTAAGGAGTATAAGTATATCAAAGTAAGGAGGAACTATGGGC